GTAACTTTCACCGTTGACAGTGAAACGGTGCTGGGCGGCGGGCTTCGACTTGAAAGCCAAATCAACCCGGCTGCAAACGGCGACTACGTTATAACCCAGCTCGGGTTCGAAATTGCGTCGCATGAGCCGCCCTTCTGGTACACCGCATTGGCAACCCGGCTATGACAGACCAACAGCAACCGACAAACGATCAGGCGAGCACCGGCAGCTTGTTTGGCCAAAGTAAAGAAATGCTCGTGAAGTGGCTGCGTGAGGAAGTAGACGACTGCCTGCCCGCCCGAGTGATCAGCTACAATGACGCAACGAACCGTGCGGTTATTCGACCCATTGTGCAGCTTGGCCTTACCGATGGGTCGAAGCTGTCGCGGGCACAGATTGCCAACATCCCCGTTTATCGGTTCGGCGGTGGCGGGTTCTTTATGCGCTTTCCAATCAAGGCTGGTGACCTCGGGTGGCTCAAGGCCAACGACCGGGACATAAGCCTCACCATGCAGGCCGGTGGTGGCGAGGACTGGCCGAACACCAAGCGCTTGCATAGCTTTAGCGACGCGGTGTTCTACCCTGACACCTTCAAGCAATGGGTGATCGCGGCGGCAAACGCAGACTCGGCCGTGTGGCAATCTATGGACGGCGGCGTGTGCATTGCGCTATCAGCGACCGGGGTGACTATCAGTGTCGGCGGGGTATCCTGGGCAATGACTGCTGCAGGCATCAACATGATCACGCCGCCCGGTGGGCTCAAGCACAACGGCAAGAACGTTGGCGACACGCATTTACATGCCGGCCCCGCGACTGCTCCACTTGGCCCGGTATCCAACACAGGTACGCCAGTATGAGAACGCTACAGGTAACCAAAGGCAACGATTTTGTGGTTGGGGATGACGGGCAGCTCGCCATATTCTCGGGCCTGGATGCGCTCGGGCAAACGTCTGTGCAATTCGTCAAAGCTCGACGCGGCGAAATGGTCACCAACGCAGACAATGGTATCCCTTACGACCTCGTGGCCTGGATGGGTGAGCCGAACGAGGTGCAGTTTGAGGCGGCAGTGCGGGACACGCTTGGGCAGGTGCCTACCGTCACATCTGTCAGCGCGTTTGAAGTGGTGCAGGTCGAAGACAACTTGACGTACACTGCAACCCTGCAATCCACTTTGGGCGAGGTTACAGTCAGTGGCTGAATATTACCAGTACGTCACACCAACCGGTGTTATCTTGCCGGACACTGCGACCATTATTGACGAAGTTAACGCCGAGTGGCGCCAAGCGTTCGGTCAAGATTTTGTTGTCGACCCACAGACCACGCAGGGTGCGGTTATCTCGGCCGACGTGCAATTGCGTGACGCCACCGTGCGCAATAACGTGGCCCAGGCCAACCAGATACACCCGGACTACGCTGGCGGCGTGTGGCTCGACGCACTGTGGTCACTGACTGCCGGTAGCCGCCGTGGCGCCACGTTCTCGCAACTGCCAGGGGTTATCCTGGGCGGCCAAGCGGGCACCATCGTACCAGCGCTGACGCCGTTCACTGTGCGCAATACTGGCGCCGTGTTCCTTACAGTGACACCTGCCATCATCGGCAGTGGCGGCACTGTCGCAGTCGACTGCCTGGCATCGCAGAGCGGCCCTATCGCGTGCGCTGCTGGTGATCTGGACGGGGTAGCTACGGGCGTGCTGGGGCTTGAGACGGTAACCAACCCAGTAGCAGCAATCGTTGGCAAGGCGAAAGAGTCAGACGTTGCCAGCCGCCGCCGCCGCCGTCAGACGCTGGCGCTGCAAAGCGTATCAATCAGCGGTGCAATTATTGCCAGGTTGTACGACACGCCTGGTGTGGCGTCTCTGACGTTCCGCGAAAATACCAAGAAGACCGACCAAACTATTGACGGCATATTCCTTCTGGCCAATAGCATTTGGGCTTGCATTGACGGCGGTTCACCAACAGACATCGGAGTTGCGTTGCTTGGCACCAAGACTATGGGTGCTGCGTACAACGGCGCACAGCACGTTGCGGTCACGGACCCTGCAAGCGGACAACTGTATGACGTGCAATATGACGTGTCTACGAAGGTGCCCGTGTTCCTGCGCATCACCGCTCGGTACAACAACACAGACGGCGCAAAGATTATCCCTGACGCGGTGATGGAGTACGCGGCGGGTGAGCTTGAAGGTGACGCGGGCTTCGTTGTCGGTGCCAGCTTGTCGCCGTTCGAGATATCTGGCGCCATCAACCAAGTCGAGCCGCGCATATTCGTCACCAAGGTGGAGATATCCACGGATGCTGGCGCTACGTGGATCACTAGCACGCTAGCGGTGGCGCTTAATCAGCAGGCCACGATAACTCGCAGCTCAATTCAGGTACTGCCAGTATGAGCACCGTGCAGGATTTTGACCCAAGCGTTAACGCACTTTCTGCAATCCTGTGGGAGCATGACAAGGCCGAGAAACTGGTACTGCTGACGCAATTAAAACAAGCGTGGTACGAGAAAAACCAATCACAGTTTTGGGCCGATTGGTTGCGCAACGTTTTCAACATCGACACTGCAAACGACTTTGGGCTTGGGGTGTGGTCACGCATCCTCGACATTCCGTTCGAAGTTCCAGTGGCGTCGACTGTTGGCACGCCTCGCTTTGGTTTCGGAACGCACAACAAGAACTTTGGCAAGGCTGGGTTTGGGCGAGCCACTGCAGGTACTCAAGCGCTATCTGTCGAGCAGAAACGCACGGTTATCAAGTTGCGCTATTTTCAGCTTACTGCGCGCGGGGTTGTTACCGAAAC